ACAGCAACTTCTGAAAACGGATGGATGCAAACATTGGCTAATGCTATGGGCGGCTTGGGTGACATCACCTTGCGTGTAAACACCAAATTTCATGAACTGATTGCCGCCGCAGCCGCCACCACCGTTACCACCGTCCCGGACAACGATGACGGTGGACACGCCCAGCAAGACCAGCCCCGAGACGCAGCGCCAGAAGCTCTTTTCGGCTTCGGCGCCCCCGCTAATGACATCACTAACATACCAGAACTTTTGGTCGAGGGTATGGGAGGAGACGCGCTTGCTACACCCGAAAATCGCACTGTGGCTGCCAACGAACTTAGTGAAATTATTATGTCTATCACGGATAGTTCTATTCAAGAGCAAATAGTTCGCGCGATGCGTGTCGAACTCGAAGAAGCCAGAGGCGGCGTTAATGATCAAGGCAATGATTCGGAATTATTATGGGCTGAAGTACTGAACGCTCTCAATCGTAACAGTGCGGGATTAGCTTCTTTACTCTCACAACTACAATAATAGCACTTGTAAAATATCGATAAGTATGGTATAATACGACATTAAGGAAAGAAAACAAATGGCGACTTGGAAAAAATATTTTAAAACGCACGATATGATTAAAGCTGCGCAGCAGGGAAGCGAATCCTACAATAGTTCGGGATCATCTGCTAGTTCATCTGCTTCGGTCAACAAATGGTTACCGGAAGTATATCAAGGTCAGCCAAATCGTGTACAACGATATAATCAGTTTGATATGATGGATCTTGATAGTGAGATCAATGCTGCTCTTGATATTATCGCAGAGTTTAGCACATTAAAGAATGAAGAAAATGGTTTGCCATTTGTTTTGGAATACACTGAATCGCCAACTGATAGTGAAAGTGAAGTTCTTACCAATACACTTGCGCAATGGATTTCATTGAATGATATGTCTAAAAGGATATTTCGTATATTTCGCAATGCTGTAAAATATGGTGATCAAGTATTTGTTCGTGATCCAGAAACATATAAGATGTATTGGGTAAATCCTAGTAACATTGAAAAGATTGTTGTGAATGAAGGTCGCGGCAAGAAAAAAGAGGCATATTTTATTCGTGATATAGATTTGAACCTTCAAAATATGTCCATTACAATGGATCAATCTAAACTAACGAGGGCTGGTATTGCGCCAGTAGGATCAGCCGGATCATCTCATGCTGCTTCAACTGCGAGTGTTTCATCGAGTTCTCTATCTGCTGGAGGCAGATTCACCAAGAATGAAAGCACGACTGCTATTGAGGCAAAGCATATTATTCATCTTTCATTAAATGAGGGGGTTGACGCTTTCTGGCCTTTCGGTAACAGTATTCTTGAGCCAATATTCAAAGTATTTAAGCAAAAAGAACTTCTTGAGGATGCTTTGTTGATCTATCGTGTTCAAAGAGCACCAGAACGTAGGGTCTTTTACATTGATACTGGCAATATGCCTACTCACAAAGCAAACCAACATCTTGAGCGTATTAAGAACCAGATTCATCAACGCAGAATGCCAAGTCGCAACACTGATGGCAATACAATAATGGACAGTACCTACAATCCTTTATCGATTATGGAGGATTTCTTCTTTGCTCAAACATCAGAAGGTAGAGGATCAAAAGTAGAGACATTGCCAGGAGGTGAAAATCTTGGCCAGATTGATGACTTAAAATATTTTAACAACAAACTAATGCGTGGCTTGCGTGTTCCGTCGTCATATTTGCCTACTGGTCCTGAAGATGGAACAGCGGTAATTAATGATGGTCGTGTAGGTACTGCAATGATTCAAGAGTTTCGATTTGGTAAGTTTATTGAGAGATTACAGTCATTGATTGTTGACGAGCTTGATCGAGAGTTTAAGAGATTTTGTAAGCATCGTGGTGTTGAGGTAGAAGCATCGTTATTTAAGATGCGGTTCAACGAACCACAGAACTTCGGCAAGTATCGTCAACTTGACATGGATGCTACTGCGATGAACGTATTTACGACTATAACGGAAGCACCATATATTAGCACTAGGTTTGCGTTGAAGCGGTATCTTGGCATGACTGAAGATGAAATTCTTGAAAATGAAAAAATGCTTCTTGCCGAGAGAGGTGATAATGATATTGATAATAATGATTTTGATGGATTGAAATCAGTTGGTGCAGCACCACCACCGGGTGGCATGCCTGGCGGAGAAGAAGATTTTAATTTTGATGATGTGGACATGGACGGAGGAGAAGAAGGAACAGAATCTCCGATTTCCGGAGCAGAGAATGCACCCGATGAATAGTCGGAAGCATAAATAGATATATGAGATATCAAGATATAAAAGAAAATTATTCTCCTGAAAAGGATGAACACAGTAAGCAAGAGTTATCGGATACCAGGCGTAGCCGTATGACTCTGATGCATATTTCGCGGCTTCGTAAAATTCGCGAATATAGAAAGTATGAGCAAGAAATGAAGAAAGGTGTTCTTGTGAAGATATATAACACCGGCGATGACGGTGGAGACAGCATGGGTGAGATGTAACATTTTATTTTAAGTTAGCACTTATGCGTGCGACTTTTTTTCTAAATATATACTATGCGCCAAAAACAACAGGTTTTGGCGCATTTCTCTATGTAAATATTATTTCCCAGCTAAATAGATTTATGAAACAGATAAAGTGGTTTCTACAAACTTGCCACTTTACGTGGTTTATATTGATGTTACAAGGAGATAATAAATGTCTAGAACAGTGCTAGAACAAGTCCTAGAACTCAAGATCAACGAAGAACATGAGGCAGCGGAAGAGCTACTTCACAATTTTATTGTGGAAAATGCGCGTGAAATCCTTGCTGATATGTTAGCGGAAAGTGATGGAGTTGTAGAAGAGGATTTGGAAGAAATTGATGAATCTTATGAAGAATTTGGCGAAGATGACGCTGATCAGTACGATGAAGAAATTGATACTGAAGAATTCTATGATGAAGACCCAATGGATGATGAAGAAGCTATGGACGATCTAGAGATGGACGACATGGGCGACGACATGGATATGGGTGACGAGTTAGGCGTTGAAGACGAGCCAGTTGAGGCGCGTGTTGATGATCTAGAATCTGCGATGGCAGAACTAGAAGCAGAATTCGCACAAATAATGGCAGGTGATGCTGATGATGAAGACATGGACATGGATGATGAAGACATGGACATGGATGATGAAGAATCAGATGACGAAGAAGATGACGAAGAAGAGATTGAAGAATCTCTACGTGAATACGTTGACACTGTATCGGCTAAAGAAGGCGATAACGGCGACGGTAAAGCATCTCCTAACAATCATAACCCAAAGCGTCCAGGCGACGACTCTAATGCTGCTCCTGTCAAAATGACAGCAAGCAACACCAAGGGTGGCAAAGGCGATTCGCCAAAAGATATGGCTACAAAAAATGTAAATGTTTCTGGCAATAAAAAAGCACCTGCTTTTAAGAACCACAGCGCAAAAGAAGGCGATGATGGCGTTAATAAAAAGTCAGTTACTAACAAGAAATCTGTAGTTTAATATTATTGATTGGAGAAGCTTATGACCGTTCTTATTGAAAGATTATCCCATAATCAAGCCGCTGTAAAGTCTCGCATTGTTGAGAGTGATGACGGCAATAAGGATATGTTTATGGAAGGTATCTTTGTTCAGGGTGGGGTTGAGAATGCTAACAAGCGTGTTTATCCTATCCAGGAGATCGCCAGTGCTGTTGAATCGGTACAGAAAAAGATTTCGGAAGGCTTTCCAGTTCTTGGTGAATGTGATCATCCACCGGAACTAACAGTAAATGTAGATCGTGTATCACATATAATTGAGAATATGTGGATGGATGGTCCTAACGGTCATGGCAAACTAAAAATTGTACCTACTCCTATGGGCAACATCATTAGAACACTTATAGAGTCAGGCGCCCAATTGGGTGTCTCCTCTAGAGGGTCTGGTGAAGTTGGGGCAGACGGAAAGGTCAGTAACTTCGAAATTGTTACGGTAGACATTGTTGCGCAACCAAGTGCACCAGAAGCTTATCCGAAAGCGATTTACGAAGGATTAATGAACATGCGTGGCGGCTACAATACTTGGCAGTTGGCACAAAATGTACAAAGTGATAGGACTGCTCAAAAGTATCTATCAGAGGAAATAGTTAAGTTCATTAAAGAGCTTAAACTGTAATAGGAGAAACCAATATGGCAAACGAATTCCTTGCTGGTCTTCTTGAGTCCGGTGTACTAACAGAAGAAGCTGGTGCACAAATAACGGAAGCTTGGGAAGCAAAACTGGTTGAAGCTAGAGAAGAAATTACGTCTGAACTTCGTGAGGAGTATGCTCAAAAGTACGAACATGATAAGACTGCTATCGTAGAAACTATGGATAAGATGCTTGACGGCACTATCCGTGGTGAGTTAGCAGAATTCATGGAAGACAGAAAAGCATTAATCTCGGAACGCGTAGCATATCGCAAATCGATTAAAGAACATGCGAAATTTCTCGAAGGTTTCATTAACCAACAATTAGTTAAGGAAATTAAAGAGCTTCGTGATGATCGTGCGAAAATGAATGAAAGTCTAGAAACAACTAAGACTTTCGTAGTTAAGCAACTTTCACGCGAATTGGCAGAATTCCATGAAGATAAGCGTGAATTGGTTGAAACCAAAGTGCGTATGGTTGCTGAAGGAAAAGAACTATTGAATAAAACTCGTAAAGACTTTATTCGGCGTTCCGCAGGATTGGTTGAATCTACAATCAACACTGCCCTAACAAGTGAACTTACAGCACTGAAGGAAGATATCCAAGAAGCGAAACAAAACGATTTCGGTCGTCGTATCTTTGAGGCATTCACCGGCGAATTCATGGCATCCCACTTAAATGAGGGTACACAAGTTGCTAGAATGAATTCTAAATTGAATGAAGCTGCTAAAGTGATTTCCAGACTAGAAAACATTGTTACTGAAAAAGAAAATGTTATTACTGAATCGCAT